CACGCCACTCCCCTGCGCGGTAGTTAGATCGGGCTATCCTTGCGAGGCATCGGGGTTCAGTAGTTCCTACTGTGCCGATTCGAGGGGTGGCACTGGGGGTTGCGGCCTTGCCACCCCGTATATATAAGGCTTCAGAAATTTTTGTTAATTTTTTGCTTGCTTGTAACGTAACAACCTTGACAAGTCACCTCTTTAATGGGATATGAGGCGTTGACTTTGACATCCTCACCACATACAAGACATGGAAGGATTTTTACAGGCGGCATAGGAAAAGAATCCATAGTTAGATCACCATCTTTGTGTTGTCATTAGGCTCTTCATGGACTTCAGGACCAAAACCATGCTTAGCAATGTACTTTTGGTACTCTTCGTTGTCTTTATCTGTTTCTGATCCGTATTTATCTACCATTTCGTAGCACCAATCACGAATAGCATTAACACCAGGAGTAAACTTAGCTACACCAAACACACGTCCTACTTCTTTAGGAGTAAGTCGTATACATGCCATATTTTTATAGAACACAACAAAGTAATTACTACCAATTTTATTGCGATGGTAGGTTACGTTGCAATCGTTCGTATTCTTTTCGTAATTGTACTGCATTCTTTTCTTGACTGTAGGGTGGGTTAGTTTGGAAGTCTTTTAGATCTTGTATGTAGGGTGGGAACCATGTATGTACCTGTACGCATTGTTTCCAATTGGCAGGACTTAATATACATGATATCACTATTATCTCTACAAACTTAGATACGTGATACAGGCTAGTTAACATACAAGTTAATGATGTGTGTTTTAGATATCCATTCAGCGGATATAAGTAAAGGGGAGAGTTTGATGTCTCCCCAGCACAGCGGGAGTCCACCCTTCTCCCCCTGTATAGTGGGACACTCCCCCTTACACCCAGTTAGCGGCAGAGGTTTTACCTCTAGCTTGTCGTTGTTGTTCGGCTGTCATACCAAACACCATGTAATTAGCTGATTGTTGGGGATCTTCTATAAATGCTTCTAACATTTGATCCCACTCTTCACGTTTACGTGCTTTGATTTCTTCCTGTGCTGAGATACCAAATGCGTCAGTAAAGTACTTGATACCTTGAGCTAAACAGTCAATTCTATCGTCATGTCTAACAGCGCCTTTTTCACGGCACATGCGGCTCATCTGGTAGAAGAGCATGTACATGAGTCGTTTTTCGGGAGCTTCGTCTGGGTTGGATTTATAATCCCAGTCAATGACACTACGATCAATAACCAGCCTATGTTGATTAAGCACAGGTTCCAAAGCATCGATAATGCGATCTTCTTTTCTGACATTGGCTCTTGTCTCCTCAATGCCGATATTCATTGTCAGGTTTTGGATGTGTTTTTTAAATAGCTCAGCTACAATTCCGTCACCAAAGTTACTTTCTATAAGCAGGGTAGAGGCTTTGTATTTCTTACATCCTTTTAGAATGTCCAGTAACGTGTTGTCTGAGTATCCATCTCTGTAAGCTCGCATTTCATGCACGTACAGAAAACCATTTCGCTGGGAGATATAAGTTGCAGTCGTCTCATCCGATCCTCTACCCGATGGATCAACTGAGCAGATTGTTTCGGCGTAAGGAAGCCACTCTCCTTGCTGCTGCATTGGACTGTAGAAATAATCTCCAGGTAATCCGACAGTTGGCGCGTCTTTGATGACGTTTGCCGGATCTGAGCACCAGACGATTGACTCAGGACACTTATCAGGGTTAACGGAAGTAACGATAAGGTCAGCCATTTTAAGTGGGAATTTTTCAGCATCACTAAGGCTCGTATCTAACATAAATTGTAGCATGAAGTTAGAACGGCCCATAGCCGCTTCACGCTCAATTAGGTCTACATCATCAAATCTGTCATCTGTTACGTCCCAGGGTTCCACTCCTCCGTCAATGTCCTCTTGGAGTTGGGGTGCGAGAAGTCCTTCATAATTACTGGCTTTACGGGGATAACGTGCTGGCCACACGAAAGGGCGATAATTCCGTTCTGCGAGTTTTCTATAGACGGTGAAGACAGTCTGAGGAGTACCAAGGAACATAATTCTGCTATCATCTTTCGGAGTAAGGATAGATTCTGCTTCGGTACACAGTTGAAGGAGTTTTTCCCTCATAAATTCAGTCATTGAGTTACCAGGAACTTCAATGTCGTCTAGAATCATTAAATCGGCGCGGCTTCCGGTGAGCTGTCCAGTGATGCCCACCGACTTTACGCTGGGCGCTTGGTGGGGAGAGCAGTTCACATCGAAGCTTATCCTTGACCACCTTGCATCGTCTGATTTCGGGCGTAAATGAGAAAGCCATGGCGTTTCAATAATGAGTTTTTGTAAAAAGATGGACATGTTGTCTGCTCTCTCTTTAGAGGCAGAGATAATCATAATCTTTTTTTCGGCGTTATTAAACAACGTCCAAAGCACAAATGCTCCGGTAATCCAAGACTTACCGACACCGCGAAATGCTTGGATCTGTAGTCGTTTAGGTCCGTTTTGTAAATAATCTGCAATAGCGTACTGTGCGCGTGTAGGAGAGGGTAGATCAAGCTGCGTCCACAAAGCTTGCAGAAACAGCTTGAAATCAGCCTGCATAGATTCTACTACGGAGACTCCTCTAGAAGGCGCTGTACGGCGTTTTCTAGGCATGTTGTGTGGGTTTCTATGGTCCAGCGTTTACACCGGTGTTCCAGGCGCTGTTAGGGTGAGCGCGTTTCATCATTTCTGAAAAGATAAACGCCTCTTCGTCTTCTAACACATCTTTAAACTGACGCATAAAATCCATACGTTGATCCATACCTTGTTTGCCAGGATCAAAGCTGATTTTAAAGTTGTTCAAACTTTTACCAGTCATAGCTGCAAAAGCTTTGTCCAATCGTTGGTGAAGGACAGTGTGAATAGAATCAGGCAGCTGACGCAGGTTAGAAAGGTGGTTACCGGAGTAAATGCCAAGTTCTTTCTCTACTTTTTTAATAAAACCGTTGCGTTGTTTAGTAGTAAGACCAGCAGTTACTTCATCCATTAGTTTCAATGGATTCCAATGGTGTGCATGAGATCCTACTGGTGTTTTTGTGTAAAAACCTTGATCTCCATCAGGGGTAAGACGCTTTTCACGCTCAAGGCGCTTTGTCATACCACGATGTCCACGGCGTAGAATTTCTTGATCTGTTCTACCTAACGGCAGTGCTTCAGTATGGAAACGGCGGATAATACGTTGTACTCCGCCTTCATCAGTAAATTTATTAGTGCCAAGCAAGATAGCTTCGATGCGATCCTGTGGCATACGGTCAAGAGTACCTTCTTTGACTCTTGCTTCTAGTTCAGCAGTGCGATTAGTAAGTGTAGTCGGTACTTCGCCTAGTTGATCTTGTAGGAATTGTTGTTGATCAGCGACTGATCGATATTGCCGTGTTTGAAGTTGCTCTAGCTCTAAGCGCTTAAGAGCGCCACCGTTTTTGGCATCTTGCACGGCATCCATAACTTGTCTAGACGGACCACCAAATACATCAGCAACAGCACCAGCTGTAGCTCTTGCTGTAGTCATATTATGCTATTGGAGATGTAGAACCAGCATAACCACGTAAATCGTTAGCACCTGGTCCCATTTGAAGTTGAGATGCGTTAGATTTGATAAAAGGCTTTTCTTCTGGTTTTACTTTTAATTTACCTTTTTGCTCTTTAAAGTACTCTTGCACTTGAGCGTAGCCTACTTGACCAGGTTTAAGCGCCTTAGCAAGTTTTTGGTTAGCGTGTGCCCATTGTTTAAATGGTGAGTCTTTGTATTTAACACGTGCTTCTTTAATTTGAAGTTCACGTTGGCTAGGAGGTTTAGTTACTTCAGAAGCAGGTACAGGTTCCGCTTCTAAAGGCTCATCAGGAGTAGCATCAACTTGTGGTTCAGATGGAGTGTCTGGATCTTTTTGGTTGATTTTAATCTGTTGTTTAGTGATACCAAATGAACCTGCGGGAACAGTGTCTCCGTATCGTTTGATGTCCTGACGAACAAGCTTATCAGTTGCGGATGGTTTAGTAGTAGGATTTTCTTGTGAAGTACCTGGTACAAGTCTTCCAGATCCAGCTGCTATAGGTTTAATTGGTGCTTCCCCTTGAGAAGTTTCAAAATAAACCTTTTTCCCACTAGGAGTTTGATATCCAATAAGTTGTCCTCGTAAATTCCTAAGAGGAGAGCTACCCTTAGGAATGTCTTTAGAACTTTTTGCCATTATTTAATGTGTGATTTGATAACGTGTTCACGGAGCCTATTAACTCCGAACTCTGTTCTCATCCATCCCTGCCACTCATCACTACCTTTTCTTTGATTGCAACAGGTACAGGCTGGTACGATGTTGCTTGTAATCGTTTCGCCGCCCATAGAGCGAGGGCGAACGTGATCAAGAGTAAGTTCATGTAAATCATAAGTTTGTCCACAATAAACGCATGTACAATCGAAGGACTCTTTAATAGCCCGCCTCCAAAGACGGGTGGCTTCGGAGCTTGTCATACTTATTAGATTATGAAGGTAGTGATTAGGAGTAGGCAGGAGAGGAGTCATGCGCGTTTGGCTCCACCTCGAGCGCGATTGATTTTAAGGCTTTCTTTAACAAATTTGCCATTCTTTTTGCTCATGTCTGGACCGCCTTTACCCATAATACCGGCAGCGCGGCGGGCTTTAGCGTGTTCTCTTTTGTATGCATTAGAATGTGCATATTTACCACCAGGAGAATTATCGCGTACATGTTTAGCACGTGACTTTGCATTACTGGCGTAGTGTTGGGCCGTTTTACCTTTTGCCATAGAGTCTACTTTTTACGAGTTCAGGATCAACTTGTGGTATGACACTAGCAAGTTTGTCTAGTGGGTTACCCTCGTAGGCAATACCACTGATGTCGTTTGCTTTGAGCCAGTCACACGCTGCTTTTAGGTCTTGTGTAGACGCTTCACCCGTTTTAATACGAGCAAGAAACTCTTTAGTTACAAGATTGTGCAGTTCGTTAAATTGATCTTCTGTTGCTTTTTTATGCGCCATTGCGTAAAACTATTTGATCTAATTTGTTTTCAATGCGCACCATATGATCTTCCATACGTTTTGTCATAACAGACAAATCAGCTTTAGACACATAATCTTGGGCAACGCCAAGTTCAATTGCATCTATACGCCGGTCGAGACCACTGATACGATCGTGTACGTTGTTTATTCGTTGATGTAGGCGGTTATTGAGCGCTGCTCCCCCGGCTATCCCGGCTATCGCTACGCTGATTAGGGCTTCCAGCATTATTTATAGATACAATCGGAACTATGTCGCTACATAAATGTGCAACACGTGAGCCAGGTCTAAATGTAAAACCTTTTCGTTGTAGGTCTGCACATTTTTCGGCTCGTATTAGCTCATAGTTGAGCCGCATTTTTTGTTCATGACGTTTAGCAATAGCTTTGCATTGCTCTATCATGCCACTGTCTAGTGGAATCATAAAGTTTACCTGTGCACCCCAGTTGGCATTTTTAACATAACCCTCTGGATCTACTGGTCTAGTTTCGTTACCCATCATAAATGGGCTTAGTGTCATTGTCGGACCATTACAGGAATTGCTCCCTGCGAAGTATTGACGTGACGGCGCTCCATTGTTCTGGAATTGCACCGCTTGATTTGTGACGTTACCAGTAGCAGCGGCAACAGGAGAAGAGGTATTCTGTACGCGAGGTTCCTCAGCATAAGCTGAACCTACTGCGAGAAGATAGACAGCGACGAAGTAGTAGAAGTAATGTCGATGTCTTCTGTAATTGTAATGTCTTCGATTACCCCGGCAGTTCGAGTGGTGATCTCTAGTTGAAAGGGATCGCCTGCGGTATGCACTGAGAAGGTAGTCGAACCATTTGTGATATCCCCACTTGGGGTTACGTTTGTGCCAGACCATGAGGAATAAGCTCCGCCCATGACCTCAGTTTCAATAGTTCGGTCGATGGTGGTTGTAGTAGTTGTAGTGGCCTGCATACTGCCTTGTGTAAAATTAGGCGTAACAGTCTGGCCAAGAGCTACTGCTGGCGTAAAAACTAGTAATGCTAGTAGATGTTTCATTCTTTCTTTTCACGGGTGATAGAGAACGTTGCCAATGTGCCACTGAGAATAGAAGCAACATAGGTAGGATCCATCTTTTCCATCCAACCTGCATATGATGCAGTTAAGAGTCCGGCGGACCAGACGAGGACGAGGAACTTGATGAATCCTTCTTTTTTGTTATCTTTGTCCATGCAGTTTTAATGATGGGTTTTGCTATAGAAACAAGGTGTTTAAAAACTGCAGTAGCTGTGAGGGTGGCCGCAACAGACACAGTTGCTGTACTAACGGCAGTGACCAGAATCTCTTGACTCGGTATTGGCACTTCTTTATCGATAAGCGGTACCGTTACATAGTCTACTTCCGGTGCTTTAGGAGGTGTTGTAGGTGTATTTGGTTTTGGTTTATTCGGTTGTTGTCCTTCTAAGGGTTTCCCTTTGACTCCAGGAGGCGCCCTAAGGCTGCTAGGAGGCACCACAATGGGCTTGTAACTAGGTACATGAGCATCTGGTACCTCCAGTATTGGAACAGGCAATGCAAGCGGTTCTGGCATCGCCATGTAGGGAAGCTTAGGTGGCTCCCCTAGGTCCATTACAGCTTAGGAGCAGGGAACAAACCGTTGCGAATAAACTCAACGGCTTTATCGTCAACTTCATTGTCAGTTGACTCTGCCAACTTAGTCAGCATGTCAACGATAAGCAGTTT